ATTAAATAACGGGTCGTTGAGAAGGTTTTTAGCTTTTCCTTCCCTAAGTTCATCGCTCATGTGTCTCCTATTGCTACGGCCCTATTCTGCTCTCTCTCAAGATTTAACTCTTCTACTTTCAACTTAGAGTCTACCGATAACTTCTGGTATTCCTGTTGAATTTTCTGAGCCTTGATTTGAACTTCTGCGGCCTTGATTTCTAATTCCTGTTTCTTAACCTCCGCCTCCATTAACTTAGCTTGCTCCTCTGGGGAGGGCTGTTGTTCATCAGGCGGTAACTGTGATGGGTCAGTCAAGAAATCACTTACATTCTGGAAGCCCATCGCTTTCACAAGAGATGCCCCCAAGTTGTACATATTCTGTTCACTCACTATTCTTAATCCACCCTTCATTGCTTCCCCTGCAAACTGAAGCATCTGTGAAAGGTGCATCATCTGTTGGTCTTTATTACCACTTCCTAAAGCCACAGACACAGTGCAATCATACTCACCATTCCATACATCAGGGCGTACTGGAACCCACTCATTGCGTAACTTAACCACTCTTTCTTTATCCTGATTCTTATATAATAGTTCATATATCCTTATCATTAAGTCTTTTACACCAGTCTCTGCGAAGTTCCTAGCAATTAGTTCCAAGCGACTCTGGGCCGCGCCCATAACAGCATTGACAGCAGTTGCTGTGGTATGAGATTTCAAGGCATTTTCATCCAATCCTTGAGACATCCTAGATACACCAGCCCTAGCCTCCCTTACGCCATCAAGGTATTCAAGCATCTGGAAGGAATAAGGTTGTAGGGCAGGGGTAGCGAGGGGCATTACGGCGTTGGGGGATTTAACCCGGACAACCCCACCTGGCCTTTGGGTCAGGAGATCGTCCAAGTTCGCCTGCCCCTCTAAAACGGCAAACCTACCAAAGTTCTGGTTATACATATTGTCCATCAGGTTACGCATCAATGTGGACTTCATCAACTGCAAGTCCATCACTAGGTCAGCAACCGATAGACCAAAGAACTTATGAGGTATTTTAATCGGGGTGATTGAGATAAGCGGGATGGAGTCTATCTCGTCATTTGCTAAAACCTTAGAGCCTACCGTGCAAACCTTCCTGAGTTCTGTAATGCCATCCCCATCGAAATCAGTCTTTAGGTAGGACTCATGGAGCCAGTAGGTTCGTAAGCCTTCCTCTCCATAGTCATCGCCTCCGCCCATACCTTCCCAGTATTTAGCGGATTTATCAAACTGGTAACGCTCCAGTCTTTCAGCGGAGAACGCAGACATATCATCATCACCACCGCCCAAGTCACCCGGTTCCAAGTCTTCATCCGGGTACATCTCCCTTAATTCAGAGAGGGTCTTTATTACACGGTGGCATACAAACCTTGCGTCCTGAATGTTCTTCGATTCCCTGCTGATAAGGAACTCAGAGGGAGGAACATTCTCTATCATTATCTTTCCGTTCTTGGAGCTTCTTTTTATAACTACATCATGTCTTGGGGTATCATTAACCTCATACTCAGAGTGCTCTATGACTTCTACATCATCAGAACTTATAAGCATAGAAAATTCAATCTCTTCTAAATTTCTATACTCCTCTCGTTGATCGTCCTCGTACTCATCCCACCATACTTTGACTATACCATTCTTGCTTAAAAGAGCATCCGTAAACCACGAGTACAAAATTTCCCAGCCCGGATTGTCTTTTGTAAAAACATAATTAACGTAATCTGAAGCCTGTGCAGCCATCTCTACGTCTTCCGGACCATGTGGACTAAATTTTACCATCTCATCCCCGGAGGCGAATACTCTCATCAAGGAGGGCTTAATCCATTCTATGGTATCCTGTACTGTGGAGTCTACGAATTGACTACGGCCTTCCACTTCATTTCCAAAGGGCAGACCATAGTAGTATTTCATGGCTTGTTCGCGTTGGGTAGATATTACATCACCCATATAGCCAAGAGAACCAGTGATTTCACTGCGTATTCTGGTTACTAATTCTTCTTCAGTAGGTTTTTTACTAGCCATTAAACAATTCCATAATCTTGGTATTTAACATCCTGTGTCCATGTTGGGTCTTCTCCTGCTACGGCGAAGCGTTGAGATTGGAAGGCGTACCTTGTTGCTGACATGAGGTCATCTCTTAAAGGAACCACCTTGTTGTCTTTCCTGTGATACATTCTAAACTCTTCAAACCAATCCGAGAGAGTAGAGAAAACTTTGAATTTACCAGCCTCTACTGCCTGGAGCATAGCCATCAAGCCTTCCTCAATGGAGTTAGACCCTTTGTTATTCCCCAGTGCAGGAGGATTGGTGAAGTGTTCCAACAGAAAGTTACAACCCATATTCCTGTATTGGTCTGCAAGACCTGGGTTTCCCATTGAATCCCGCCTGTTTCCATCATGGGGGTAAGCAATGGGGATGAAATGAGGTCTCCCTTTTATTGCGCCAGCATGGACGGTGGGGCTTGCTTTAGAAGCCCTATAGCAATCATAGATGTAGAAGGTTTCCTCATCCCTATCGATTGCACACCAGACCACCGCTGTCGGGTGATCCCATCCAAAATCTATTGCGGCTATGCGCGGCCAGTGGGGTTCAAGTTTTATGGGTTCAACCATGATCTTCTCCTCGCCTAGAGGAAAGACTAATCCTGAACCAATGGAGGGTCTACCGTTCTTTCTCATCTCCCTTTCATGTGGGGAGTAAGACGAAAGAATCTGCTCCATTACAGACTCTGAGAGGTGACCTCTTTCTCCAGCTTGGGAGAAGATTCTCTCTGAGGCATCGTCCCAAGTGGCGTTGGTTAGAGACTGCCCCGGTTTGAGGTTGTTCATAAAGGATGCGACGGTTTCCGTCATCCCTTGTTCTGGCGTAAAGGTCATATAAATCATACCCTTACGATCCAAAGTTCTAGTGACAGCTTGGGAGTAGATTTCTCTGCTAGGCTCTTCGTCTAACCAGATACAATCTACACTCCTGCCCTGCCATTTCTCTTGTCCCATCTCGTAGGCTTTGAAGAATAAAGATGAGTTCCCACCGGAAACGTGTTTAATTAAAGCCACGCTTTTCGCGTTCGGGACACCGGGTTTTCTCTCGGTCTTTATTATTAGATTTTTCGGTATTGCACCGGAACCGAAAGCCTCCGGGTCATCTGGGGAACCCAATAGCTCGTACTGAACAATGTCGCGTGTCGTTTCATTTGAGACACCACCAGCCCACGCGATGATTGGCTGTCGGTATCTTCGACCCTTCCACCAAATTGGATAGAGGCCAGTTGTATGGAAGGCTAGCTCAGCTGCTCCGCAATAACTTTTTCCTATGCGGTTAGCAGCCATCAGAAGCCTCTGGTTGGCCTCTGAGCCTGTTTTGTGGAAGTTTAGCTGGTAGGGGTAGGGGTCATAGAAATCGAGCTTGTTGTACCGCTCCCTCGTCCGTATCTCCCTAGCGATTTCTACTGCTTTTTCGAGTTCGCTTCTTACTGGCGTGGATCGCTTTGGCCTGACGCTCAGCACCGGCTCTATTTGCATAGCATTTCCCTGATTCCCCGTATTTCCATCCCTTTTTGCCGCCCTTTAGCGCACATCGTTGTATGGGCATTACGGATAGGACGTATTTACCGAAACTGCGTGTCTAAACCCATACTTACCCACAGACAAATTAGTCGAATAAGCACAACTTGCTAACAAAAGGGTCAACACAATAACGAGTATTTTCATTTAGTTCATTATCCTAGGTATTTCATCCGGTTCAGAGGAGCCTGTCAAAGCCTCCAGTTCTCTCCTCAGTTCGTCAAGGGAGGCACTCTCCACATGGGAGACCCTCTGCTCTACCCTGTCTACAGGTTTCAACCCTGCTCTGTCCAAGAAGTCCTTTATCGCACCAAGTTTCACTGCATCAGAGGAAGACTGATCTATGAGTTCGTGTAACTTAGCCAGTACCGCAGGGATGGCATCAGCCATCATCTCCCTGGTCTTCTCAGAGATTTCCTCAGAGAATTGCTTTTTAAGCGAATATCCCTTCTGTTTAGAGGCTTTCTCCGAGTAACCCGCCATTTCAGCGGATTTAGCGGCATTTCCTGTTAAGCAGTAAGCCTCAATAAAGGCTTCCTGTTTTTCAGTTCTCATCCAAGCAAGCCAGCAGGAGGCATCCCCATATTCGGGCCTGCCATCGGCATACCACCCATAGCAACCTCTGCGCCTGGAACCGCACCAGGTATACCACCAGGAACCCCACCTGCGTCTGCATTTAGCATAGCAACCGGAACACCTAGTTGTTCTAGCCGTGCGTCAATCTGAGCACGAGCCTCTATGAGAGCACCCACTTCATCCTGTGGGCCTCCTCCCATACCACCACCATTCATCATCCCTCCGCCTGGCAGGGCACCGTTGCCTGCTTCCACCATCATTTCTTCATAAGCCATAATCTAATCCTCGAAAGTTTGTACCACTTTTACCGCAGCGAAGGCCGCAGCCAGTTCGTCATCATCAAGCAGGAGTTGTTGTAACTCACTTATTGATTTCTTTAATAATCCCTTATATCCGCCATACTTGGAAAATTCCTTATTAAAGTCCTTCCCAAATAGAACAGCCGCATTTACCAATGAATCCCTCGCAGTCTCTGGATTAACCTGCCAGTAACTCCTTTCGGGCTGATTGTTAAAGGCAACCTTATGAACGTAGTCGCTTTCAACCTTGCCTATATTCTCTAGGTCTTTTTGCAACCTCCACTCTGGATAACCATTATCTCCCCCAAATATGGATACAGCCTTGTCTATCGCATCTTGGGCATCAGGTGGTACAGGTATATCCTTCACCTTATCCCGCATTTCTTGAGTTATGGGTTGGATCGTATTGTAGTATTTCTGCCAATTATTCCAAAACTCATATGGGGGAGGGGACACTACCTCTAGCAAACCTCTAGGTTTCTCTTCCTCAAATAGCGACAGCAATCCCATTATCTTACTCCATCATCATTTGCTAATGTTTAGTAGGTTTCCTCTCCGCTGTATGAGGACAATATATAAAGTTGAATAATTTCCGAAGGGGGGTGCCCCAACGTTGAGCTCCCTCTCGAGCACCTGGCCTCAAGCCCGGTGGGTTGCCACTACATTATAAGAAAATGCCAAGCGTACGACACCCGAGGAGGCAACCTCTGAGGCCGACCGAGGAGTCCTGAGGCACCCTCTGAGGCTTCCTCTAGGACTAGAGGTATCCTCTTGTGACGAGGCTCTTAGAGGCTTCCTCAGAACTGGGTTTGTTTTGGTTTGAACTGACTGTGTGTGTGCCCTCCGAACATCCATCAGAGGCAACCTAGAGGCAACCCTATTGAAGTCCCTCTATCTGTCCTCTATAGATAAGTACAATACGGTTTGACAGTAGGTCTTCATCTATGCCTATAATGGGCGCAGTTGTATAACCTTATAGAGGAATTGATTATGTCTTGGAATAAATCAACGACCACTCGCCACAGTTGCAACGGCGGAGAAGGTCCATACTTCGGTCGTAAGACCGCCGGTTGTCCTCGGTGTGATGAACTGTTATCCGGAGCCGAGCCGGTCAAGGGTTGGAACTACCATCGGGACAGATGGGAAGCCCAACACCTTGAGGCAATCCGTAACCATGACTGCAAGAAGAGCAACTGCTCGGTAGTCTGTACCTTTGGAGATTGGTAATATGAATACACATCCTTCTGAATCCTTCCTCTGTGACTTGTGCCANGATGAAAAAGAGGAACTGAATCAACGCGAGGACATTGTGACGCCCACAACTCAACGCGAGGGTAGATGTTCTTTTATCTGTGACGAGTGCCTAGAGGAGTCGTTCTGATGTTCGCAAGATACCTTCTCGGACTGTTCGTAATGGCACTTTCTGTTATAGTGCCTGAAATAACCCCCGTGCCTGTCCTCGTCGTTCTGTTTCCGGCGTTGGCACTAACCACCTACATATTCGCAAGAGGAGACCTCTAATGGCGATCAAATATAGAAAAGTGAAAATAGGGCAAGTATTCGGGAAGCCCCTGAGCATCTCCCACGCTTTACGAGAAAGCCTCTCAGACTGTGACCCCTTCAAGAGTGATATTCTCCACTATGGGGAACGCTCAATAAAGTTGAGCAATGATATAGATTATCAGTTAGACCAACGCATCCCCATCCCCTATGGGAACTCCAAGGGCTACCATTGGAAGGCGTTTATTTCCTACGCGGTAGCGAGAGGCGACCTCTAGTTGATACTGAGAGCGTACTCGCCGAGAGTGCGCTCAACTGTATTTACTAACCCGAGGCTTCAAATATGAATATCGTCAGCCTATACGACTACACCGGCGAGGCCGTTAGACCTTGGGCGGAAGCCGGATACAAGTGTTATTGCTACGACATCCAACACGGTTACGAGGGCAACTTTCCGGTAGAGTTTGTCGGACTTTCCGGTAGAGTTTGTCGGAAAAGGTGAGATAAATTACCTCCACGCCGACTTACACGATCAGGCGGAATTAGATGCCATTTTTGACCAACACGATCAAGTTGCTTTCCTGATGGCCTTTCCGGTTTGCACCGAT